CGGTTGATTGCATTGTTGGAAACGAGAAAGAGCGAGTTGTAATGAGCAACGGTCGTCTGGATGAACCCGTTTATGACCTGCCCGAACAGTTGACCCTGATCGAAGAAACGGTCATAGAGCAGGAGCAACTTTCGGCAGATGACGTACGCCGCCGAAGTGAGGCCGCGCTGGTGGCCTTGTCTGCGTTACGGGTGAAGACGGTGCATCAGGTTACAGGCGAAGTCAAAGATGGGGAACCGCGTTGGATGGACTTGTATCGCAAATTGCGCGAAAAGGGCTGGCCGTGGCGCGTGGCTGTCTATATTGCGTGGCGTGCAATGCCTAAGAAATATCGTTTCCCCGAAACGCAGGAAGAACTTGCGAATAAATGCCTGGGTTTGACATCGGATCGAGTCATTGCCACGTGGCGAAAACGCAATCCGATGATTGACGAGTACATCACAATTTTGCAGGGCGAGATCGTTTTCGACCGGGTCCCGGATGCGCTGGATGCCATGGCGGAGGTCGCGGCCAGTTACGATTACAAGGGTAATGCGGATCGCAAATTGTTATTTGAGATGACGGGACGCTATACGCCCAGCTCGAAAATTACGGCTGAGATGGCGAAGAAACTCGTCAACAGTAAACCCGATGACCTGGAAGATTTGAGCGACGAGGAACTGCGCCACATCGAATCCAGCATTCAGCAGGCATTGACCGACCGTCATACGGAGGATGAGAAGTGAACCGATCATCCGTCTTGCGGCACCGACCAGAACAGGCACGCGGCGAACGCGCCCGCCGCGAACTGGCGCGTCGTCACCTGATTGATTACAGCGTTTATGTCGCGCCGTGGTACAAGCCTGCGCGTCATCATATATATCTTGCTCAAAAACTGGAGCAGGTGAAAAAATTCATCGAGACGCAGGGACAAGAGGGCATTGGTCGGTTGCTGATCTGCGAACCCGCCCAGTATGGGAAAACCGAACAAGCGAGCAGGCTATTCCCTTCGTGGTTATTGGGCGACCTGCCAGATACGCGCATCATTCTGACTTCCTACGGCGCAGACCTGGCGACCGAGAACAGCCGCATCACGCGTAACTATGTTGGAAGCGAAGCGTACGCAAATATCTTCGGAGCGCGTTCAGCGGTGGATGCGCCTGTGGAACTAAGCGAGGAAAGCCGCTCGGTTGTTTCATGGAATTTGAAGGATCATCGCGGTTCTGTTTTTGCGGCGGGCGTGGGCGGCGGTATCACGGGGCGTCCCGCCAACCTGATCGTGATTGACGATCCGTTCAAAAGTCGTGAAGACGCGGAGAGCGAGACGTATCGTAGGAAGGTCATGTCCTGGTATCGGTCGGTGGTGTATCCCCGCGTGGCAAACACGCCAGGCGCGGCCATCATCATCATGCACACGCGTTGGGATCAGGAAGACCTGGCAGGCCAGTTGCTGACGCAAATGATCAGCGACCCTGATTCAGACCAGTGGGATGTCGTATTTTTACCTGCGGAAGCATTGCCGCTGGACATGTATCCGAAGACGGAAGCAGAGTATCGAGAGAATTTATTACGAGGCTCTTATATTCCGATGACGGGTGATCCGCTGGGACGCAAGCCAGGCGAGCCGTTGTGGCCTGAAAGGGCGGATGCGTTGTCCTTGGCAAGGACACGCGCCAATATGTTGGAATATGACTATTGGTCAATCTTCCAGCAGTTGCCGAGGATGGCGGTTGGGGAATTCTTTGATGATACCGATTTTGGAATTATTGAGAAGGCTCCAGAGGGTTTGCAGTGGTATCGCTATTGTGATCTGGCTTTGGGTGAGACCAAGACAAGCGACAAGAATTCCAATATCGCCGTGGCTTTCGACGACAAGACAGGCGACCTGATTTTGCGTGATCGCATCAAGGTGCGCGAGTTGGACGAATTTCTGGCACAGATCAAAACCGCCATGCTTTCGGATGACGAACTCAATACCGAATGGGGCATTGAAGAGAACGCTTTTCAATTGCTGGTGGTAAAGGATTTTTTGAAAGACCGCACATTGGTGCGAGTGCGAATCCGCGGCGTGAAGGCTGTTGGAGATAAGGTGGAGCGGGCGCGACCCTGGCAACGACGCGCAAAGCAGGGACGTGTGAAGCTGGTGCGCGGCGCGTGGAATTTGGATTTTATTCGCGAAGCAACATCCTTCCCGAAGGGTCGCCACGATGACGATGTGGATACCGTCAGCGGCGGCATTCAGATGATCGAAGATGATGGCGGCGACCAGAAGACCGCCAGCGCCGAGGCCATTGTGGTGATGGCCGAAGAAATGTTTGCATAAGGAGATAGAGATGAAAAAGAAACTTCAACGCGGGAAGCCGCTGGAAGAACTGGTGAAGGGGAGCATGGATTACACCATGCAGTTGATCGGCAATGCGTTCCGCCTGCAATTCCCTTATGTGGAAGGCGGCGTGAATCACTGGATCGTGGAAACGTTCGCGGATTACGTGATCGTCAAAGCGTACAACTCCAGCGAGCTGAAGGCGGACGAATACTGGAAAGTCGCTTACACGCGTTCGGGTGATGCGTACACGTTCGCGGCGCGTGATCAATGGGAGACGGTGGAGCTGGCCTATCAGCCGCAGACCGCCATCACCGAAAGCAAAAAGAAAAATGGCAAACGCATCGAGGAGGCCATCACCCCCGCTCAGGTGCATTTGCTTGAAGCGAAAGATGAAGCGAGCAAGACCCGCCGCATTCGGATCAACGACCTGATGGTGGCGGACGTTGTGAACGGTAATAAGCGTTTCTACAGCCGCGACGTGATCGAGGCTATGGTTGCAGACTGGCAACCGTATCTTCGCGAAAGCCGCGGGCAGGGACGTTTGATGATCCTGACTGGCGAAGTGGAACATCCATCCGACAAAGGAAAGAAGCGCCCCGAATTCCTGGAAACGGTCGTGCGTTGGGACAATCTCGATTGGGACGGCAACCGCCTGAACATCGAGGGCGATCTCATTTTGACCAGCAAGGGTCGTGACGTGGAAACTCTGATGGAGGCTGGGGTCAACCCTGGCGGCAGTATCAGGGGCATCGGCGAAAGCAAGATCGAAAAGGTCAACGGCGAAAAAGTGGAAATTATGGAATGGGTATCCATGAATGCCGCGGACCTGGTAGGCGATCCGTCGTTCATCAATACGGCGGCACTGCAAGAATCAATTAACCAATCATCGGAGGATGAAATGAGCCTGGAAGAGTTGTTGAAACTCCTGAAAGACCACCCTGAAGCATTCGAGGGTATTACCGAAGCCCAGATCAAAAAACTGGGTGAAGCCCAATTGAAGGCGCTGGAAGAGAACGTCCGCAAGGCGCTGGGCATTGACGCGGACGCCAACATCGCCGAGTCGCTCAAGGCGACCGCTGACAAGGCGCGCAAGTTCGACCAATCCACGAAGCAGGCTGAGGTGGATGCGGCCATCACCGAAACAACCAAGGATCTGCCGTTCGGCAAGGCGCTGAACGAAGCGTTCGTGGAGGCGTTGAAGAATGCCAAGCCTACCAGCGCTGCGCAGGTGAAGGAACTGGCTGAGGCCAAGCGCAAGGAATACGGCAAGTTCGCCGCCGCGGGCAAACTGGCTGGCATGGGATTCGACGGCAGGCCGAACCTGCAGGTGATCGGCGATGTGCTCGAGAAAGAGACGGGCACGCCCGAATATGCCCGCGTCGCGTTCGAGCTGACCGAATCGGTCCGCAAGCATGAAATGCGCGCCAAGCGCACGTTGATTCTGCGCGCCGAATCGCCCGCGGCAGTCTTGACCGAGATTCTTTTGTCCAAGTTCGACAAGCAGTTCCAGCGCCAGTTGCTGGCCGAGTCCAAGGCCTTTGAAGAGGCCGAAACCACCAGTGACCTGAACCTGCCCTACAGCGTGAGCCGCGCGGTCATCGCCGAGGCATACCCAAATCTGGTCGCCGCCAACGTCTTCGACTTCGGCATTATGGATCAGTCACCCATGAATATCTTCTACGAAGTTTTCGCGGGCGAAACTGGTTTCTCGGCTGCCATTACCGACGAGGTGGAAGCCCTGGGTGCAGAAGACACCTGGTATGACCTGGCGCATAAGAACATCATCCCCGGCACAGTTGTCGTCACCAGCAACCCCGCTGGTACCACTTACGTGGAAGGCACCGATTTCGTGATTGATTACGAACTCGGCAAGATCCGCGCGATTGCGGCGGGCGCCATTGATGCCAATGACGTGCTGGTGGATTACACCTATCACGCCACCCGCCAGGGCGAGAACGCTGAGATCGAGCGCGCCAAAACCACCTTGACCTACCAGACCATCACCGCCGAGGCCGATCGCCTGGCCGATCAGATCACGCACGAGGCGATCGTGTTCAGCCGCTCGCAGATCGGCTGGGATGCGGTCGGACGGACGATGGCGAATCTCATCCGGGAGATGCGCCGCGATAAGGATCGCCGCCTGATCGAGAAGGCGCTGGCTGTGGCTCTCTCGGTTGCCAGCAACAAGACCGCCGCATGGGATGTCAGCGACGCGGTTTACCTGGACTTCGTCAAACGCATTGGCGAAGCGAAAGTCAAAGTGATCAACCGCTTCTATACCCCATCCAACGTGCTGATGAGCGCCACCAACTCGGATTACCTGAGCAACTGGGATGGCTTCACCCGCGATGGCTTCCCCAACGCCGATCTGAACGCGGCTGGTTTTGTGGGACGGGTGAAGGGTCTGAATGTGTACGAGACCCCAGAAATGCGTGACACCTTCAACCTGGTGCTGGATCGCGGAATCCTGATGCACCGCATCTATCAGCCGCTGACGGTCAAGGGTCCGTACCCGACCTACAGCAACGGAAAACTCGTCGCGGCGGAGCAATATTACGCTGAAGAGTACAACGCTACGCTCGCCCCGATCGGCGGCAAGGGCAGTGTTGTCCCGACCCAGGCGTAGCCTGAACCCCCATCCCCGACCCTTCCCCCAAATTCAAAGAACGAGTTTGGGGGAAGGGAGATAACAAGGAGAACGAATATGGCACGCGCAGTTATGACTGTCCAACAGATTTCACGAGATGGGATTGTTCCATCCTATGACGCAGGCGACGCGGTCAACGGGCATGAGTTCGCCAACAACGGCAAGACCTTCCTACATGTAAAAAACGGCGGTGGGTCTTCAATCAACGTCACAATCCCGACACCTGGGAGCGTGGACGGGCTGGCTGTGGCTGAGCGCATTGTGGCTGTTGCGGCTGGTGCAGAAAAGATGATGGGGCCGTTTCCAACCGCCACGTACAACCAGGCGGGGGGGCTAGTGTACGTTGATCTTTCAGATGCCACGTCGGTGACTCTGGACGCGTTCCGCATCTAGCCATGAGCACACTGGAACAGATCGTCGCGAGGTTGCAGGAGGAAGTAGCCGCCGTGGATGATGTCCCGTCCACTGCGCAGTTCCAACAAGCGGTGAAGGATGCCGTGCTGGACTTTTCGCGTCGGTGCGGGTTGGAGAAGTTTGGCGAGTTGACCATCGTCTCTGGAACCGCAACCTATGTCCTGCCAGATGACTTTATGAAGTTGATCATGCTGGAGAGCCTGGAAAATCCAGACGGGATCATCATCTCAGATCGCGGGCTGATCCCCGTCAGCGCCAATTGGGAAGAACGCTATGTCATCGTCAACAAGCAGATCACGTTCAAGCCCACGCCTGCCTATTCGCTGACGCGCGACTATCGCTACAAGTCCGCGTGGATCTTCGTGAGCGATGAATTGCAGGATGCAGGCGAGGATGAGATCCAGATCATCCTGTTGAAGGCCGCTTCGATCTGTTTCCAGAAACAGTCCAACGCTTCGGCAGGAGCGATGAAGAAGTATTCGCTGGGAGCGGTGAGCGTGGAATTGGATTCAACTTCGGCGAGTAACGTCAGCGACGCGGAGGCCAGACAGAAGGAATATGAAGCGGCCTGCGAGAAGTACAACGGTACGCACATGGCGGTCGCATGATGAATTTTACGGCGATGCAGGCTCAATTGCGGGCGATCCGCGCAGAGAACGAGGAGTCGATTACGCTTCGACGCGGCGACATAACTCTCGCGGCGCAGGATATGCGGATCGAGTACGCGGGTCGCCAATCTGCGCGGATGCAGTCCGATGCGGCGCGGCAGGCACAGCAGGCCGTGGTGATTTTGGGCGAGCCTGACATGGATATCGCTGTGGAAGACCGCCTGACGTATGACGGACGGCGCATCAAAGTGGTGTTCGTCCAGCCGAACCGATTGGCGGCCACCATTGCGGAAGGCGTGGTGGAGGAATGAGCCCCACTGGTTTTCATTGGGTGATTCCGCCTGAGAAGGAACTGATCCCGAACATCGAGGCGTATGGCGAGCAGATGCTGGTTGCGATGCAGGCCGTGGCCACGTATTGGGGGCAGTCAGTACAAAACGACTCGAGGCTGGATGCCGACTGGATGGACCGCACAGCCAACGCGCGCGGCGGTTTGTTCTTCGCAGTGGATGGATTCGGGCTTGACCCAATCGTTGGAACGGTCACGCCTGAGGCAACGAGTCAGATGAGCGATGTGGCCATTGAAAGCGGCGATGCGAACATGTTGATCGTCACGCTGGGGCATACGGTTTTCTATGGCAAATATCTGGAATTGTCCAACGGCGGAAAGTACGCTGTCATCATGAGCACTATCGAGGCCAACCTACCGAAGCTGGATCGCATGTTGCAAGACCTTTTCAAAGGATAAAGTCATGGCGACTTTACGAGCTCGAATCAACGCATTTTTCAATCCGCCTACGCAAGAGACAGGCGACAGACCCGCGCCCGTGCTCACGGACAGCGACCTTTCGAGCCGCTTCAAGGTCGAGAATGACCGCGCGTCGGTGGTGAAAGATTGCAGGCTGATGTATGACGCTGATCCGCGTGTGGAAAAGATGCACCGCGATTATGCGCGGGATTTGGTGAAGAACGGTTTCATCGTGCGGACGGCGGATGCGTCTGCCAAACAAATCGCCATGGATTTGCAAACCAGGTTGAGCCTAAATCAGAAGCTGGAAGATTGGGCGCGTCTCTCGATGCGCGACGGCGATTCGTTCCTGGAAGCGACCGTGAATGACGACTTGGTGATATCGAAGGTGACTCGCAAGCCCACCTTGTCCATGCACCGCAATAGCAACAATGCGGACGAATTCGACCATTCTGAAAAAGCGTTCTGGATGGCGAGCGGGATGTGGTACAGCGAGCCGCCGAAGGAAGCGCTTTGGTTCCCTGAGTGGAAGATCATTCACGCGCGTTGGAATCACGATGAGGAAAGCCGCTACGGACGCCCGATGATGAAATCGGCGCGCAAGCATTTTAAATATGTGGACGACGGCGAGTTAAACGTGGCCGTGCGCCGCAAGATCGGCGGGGCGCAGATCCGTCACCACGTGGTGGAGGGAAGCGCGTCGGACGTGGAAGCCTATAAAGAGGTGAACAAAGCCACGCTTGGAAAACTGGCGGCGGTGATTGATTTCTTCACCAATAAACCTGGCAGTCTTTCTGTGATTCAAGGCGACGGCAACCTGGACAAGATCGGGGACGTGTCGCATCACATTGCCACCATGTTCACGGCCAGCGAAATCCCGATGGAGTTGATCGCCTACGGAAGTGATATGAACCGCGACGTCCTGAGCGAGAAGAAAGACCAATATGGCGAGACTCTGCGTCAGGGACGCGAATGGCTGACGACCGAAATTATCAAGCCGTTGCTGGAACGCCAGTGGTTGTTGCATGGAATTCTACCTGCGAACATCCAATACAAGATCATCTGGCGGACGGCCTTGAGTCTGACGCCTGAAGGCCTGCGTAATCTCACCGATGGCATGATGCGCCTGCGCCTGTTAGGCGTGAAGGATGAGTTGATCGGCCAGTTGCTGGCGCAGTTCCTGCCCGAGGTGGACGCGGACATCCTTTCGGGCGATGGTATTGACAGTGAACGCTTCGCGCAGATGTTGCAAGGGCTAAGCATCTAATGGACACAAAGAAACTGCTTGCCCAACTCGATATGGTTCCGCTGGGACGGATGTATTGGGCTTCGTTCAAGGCGGTGACACGCTTGCAGTTGTATTTCACATCCTGGACACACGAACTGCTTTTGGAATTCGGCAGGGATGCGAGCGCAGCGATCTTGAAGGCTGGAGGAAAGGACGGCGTTCTGGATGGCACGAATGGATTCCAGTTGCAGTCTCAGCTCATGGGGATGTGGGGCGATGTGATGAAAGAGTGGCAGACCGCTTTCGAGCGTGCGAGGTTTGAGGCGGCGTGGATCCCGTTTGGCGTGTTGGCTGTGACGCAGGAACGATTAATAAAACCTTTAACCACGAAGGACACGAAGATCACAGAGGAAGAAGCGTTGAACGTTGAACGTTTAACGTTTAACGAGAGCATGCAGGACGGCGTCTTCAGTCCGCAGGTGCGGATTTTGATGCTGGTGGCTGAGAATTATCTCTATGGCGGCACGAACCTGAACCTTTCAGGACGCATTTGGAAACTGGATCGTGAAAGCCGCGACACGATCAATCAAATTCTGATGGATGGGATCGCCAACTCGAAGAGCGCCTGGGATGTTGCACAACTGCTCGAGCAGGCGCTGGGCGCCAACGAGGATTGTCCGCGCTGGGCAAGCACTCGTTTGTATGGGCTGACTGCCAAAGATAAGACCACGTCCGCGGCAGGACTGTTGAAAGGCGATGCCTGTGATGGGCGCGGCGTCTCCTACAATGCTTTGCGCCTGGCGCGTACAGAAATTCAAAAGATGCATGCGCTGGCCACCGACAAGATGATGGCGATGCAACCGTGGGTAGAAAAGGAACAGATCCATTTGAGCGCGGCGCATCCCGAACGGGATGAATGCGATGACGTGGTCGAGGGCGGGGAGAAGGGCGAAGGCGGGGAGAAGGGCGAAGGCATTTATCCGAAAGGCGAGATCGGATTGCCGATTCATCCGAATTGCTTCTGTTTCAAGACCGCGGTGATGATGGATCAGAAAGAGTTCACGTCCAAACTGCGTGGTTGGATGCGAAACGAGGAAGCCTGGCCCGAGATGGATCAGTACGCCAGGGATATTGGCGGAGACGTGGAAATATCCATTTTGGCGCAGGCGATTGGCCTGGCTGTGTGGTTGCTCGGCACGGAATTATCGGAGTGGTTGAAATGAGTTTATCTGACGACATCAAGATCGCGCTCGAAGCGGACAACGACCTGATGGCGTTGCTGATAGGTGGCGTCCATATTGAGGTGGAAGAAATCAGCAGGCAAAACACGCCAGCGGCCTTCGATGCAAACGGAGAGATTCACCCTTCGGCATTGTTGAAGGAAGGCGTTGAGATCAAGAGCGGTCCGCACACGCACAGCGTCCAGACGCCGATGACGATTTATCTCTATCAGCGTCAGGGTTACGCTGTTATCGAAGCGGCGCGGGACTTGATCTATTCACTGTTGCACGAGCAACGGATCGGAGAGAAGACCTGGCAAATATTTTACGAGAGTAGCGTGATGCAACAACGGGACACGGCGCTGGATTGCGCCCTGTCCTCCATGCGATTCGTGACCGTGCGGTCACGAGAATGAAAACAAGGAGATGAGAAAATGACAGTAGATTATGGTGATAAACCCTTTGGCCTGCGTGAGGTGATCTTCACTTCGATGGACGGACTTGCGCAGGCAAACCTGCCTGCTTCGCGCACGCTCGGATTCAAAGAACGCGTGGTGACGGGTGAGTTCCATGGCAACGATGAGCTACAGGGCGGTGTGACCATCCCTGTGGGCGTGGAAGGCGATGTGGAATCGGGCGGCATTTCGCTGGATGCGTACGCGCTTGTCACAGGCCACACGCTCACGCCGAGCGGAGCCGCTCCCAACCGAACAGCCACGCTGGAAGGCGATGCAAGTTCGTTTCCGTATTTCAAGATCTACGGCAAGAGCGTGGACGATGGCGGCGGTGACGTGCATTGTAAGATTTTCAAGGCCAAGCTGAGCGAAGCGCCCGAAGGCGAGTTCAAGTACGGCGAGTTCTTCGTTACCAAGATGAAGTTCGTGGGCTACAAGGAATCTGGCAAGGCCTTCGAATTCGTGGCCAACGAGACCGAAGCCGAACTTCCCAGTTCGTAGGTGAGCGATGGACGAACAACTTGAGCGACTGAAACAAGCCCAGGCGGCGCGGAGAAAAAACATCGCAGAGTGGAGATCCAGCCACCTGCATGAAGAAACCTTGCCAAGTGGGTTGAAGGTGTTCCTGCGCGATGTGACCATGACCGACCTGCTCTTCACGGGCAAACTGCCACAATCTCTGGTTGACATGACAGACCAGGCGGCGGAAACTGGCGCGACAGAATTCAATCTGGCCGCGGTGAACAAGGCCGCGCCTGAATTCAAGCCTCTGATGGATGCGCTTGTGATCGCGGCGATGGTGGAACCTCCTGTGTCTGAAACGGCGGATGAGGAACATCTGGGCGTGGACG